TTTATTACTTTGATTCACTTGAATTATTAACATATGCAATGACAAAGACGAAGTTAGAAGATATTGATTTCCTATTGAATACAGAAAAGCAAATTAGATATAATATTAGACAGGATAGATTATACCTTGATATTGATTGGGGTAGTGTCTCACTTAATGATTATATCATTATTGATTGTTGGAGAATTCTTGATCCATCAGATTCTACTAAAGTTTATAATGATAGATTTTTAAAGAGATACTTTACTGCTTTATTAAAGAGGCAGTGGGGACAGAATTTGATTAAATTCCAAGGAGTTAAACTTCCTGGTGGAATTGAATTGAATGGTCGTCAGATTTATGATGATGCTCAACTTGAATTAGATAAGATTCAAGAAAGGATGACTTGGGATTATGAAGAACTACCACTTGACATGATAGGATAATGGCATTAAATCCATTTTTTACACAGGGAACTAAAAACGAACAGAATTTAGTTCAGGATTTAATCAACGAACAGTTGAAGATGTATGGTGTTGAGTGCTATTATCTCCCTCGTAAATACTTAACAACTAATACTGTTATTAGAGAAGTAGTTCAGTCTAAGTTTGATGATGCTTATCCATTAGAAGCATATGTCAATAACTACGATGTCTATCAAGGAAATGGTACAGTATTGTCGAAGTTTGGTATTGAAGTTCAGCAAGATATTAACCTTACAATATCAAAAGACAGATTCGAGAATTATATCACCCCTCTTATTAGAAATGAGTCGGGAATTAAATTATCCACCAGACCAAAAGAAGGAGATCTTATCTGGTTCCCGCTTGACGATAGACTGTACGAAATTAAGTTCGTCGAACATGCGAAACCCTTCTATCAACTAAAAGAACTTTATGTCTATGAATTACAGTGTGAAGTATTCCGTTATGAAGACGAAACGGTTGATACAGGAATTGGTTCAATTGATGATGAAACAGAAGAAATTGGATATTCACAAACTCTCACACTTACTGGTGTCGGAACAACAGCTACTGCTGTCACCACATTTAGAAACGGCGGTATTCAGTTCATTGATCTCCTTAACTCTGGAAGTGGATACAGAGCAACACCCACAGTTGCAATTTCTTCTGCTCCAGCTGGCGGCATTACAGCTACTGCTGTAGCAATAACAACTAGTGCAGTTGGATTAACAACATCCTTTGCTATTGAAAGTATACGTATAACCAATCCTGGTGCAGGATACTTATCACCACCATCGATATCTTTCCAAGGTGGAGGAGGAACAGGTATTGCTGTAACCGTTGGTATTGCAACTACAGGTACTGTTGGAGTTGTTACTATTACTGACGGTGGAGATGGTTACTATGGAACTACTCCTACAGTTACATTTACTGCTCCAACAACTGGCACAACTGCAACTGGAGAGGTAGTAGCAGTTGGAGGAACTGTTAGGTCTGTCAGAATAGTTAATGCAGGTGCTGGATATACTGCAGTACCTACTGTCACTATTAGCAATCCTGGATTACTTGGTTCTGGTGACTTCTACTTTAATGAAGAGGTTACTGGTGGAACCACAGGAACCAAAGCAAGAGTCAAGTCTTGGGATGCAACGACTAAAACTCTTGTGGTTGGTATTGCAACAGGAACATTCCTCCAAGGAGAATCTATTACTGGTGACGAATCCTCAGCAGTTTATACTCTTGCAGTTGATACTACTGACGATATAGTAACACCATATGCAGAAAATCAAGTTATACAATCGGAAGGAGACGATATACTAGACTGGACACGTTCTAACCCATTTGGAGATGCCTAATGCCACTCCCAGAAATCCCTTATGATTCATGGTTTCATGATAAACCTCATCCACATGATACAATGCCAATAGCAACAGACGAACCATTAGACACATCACCATCAGAAATTCAACCACCTGGTGTAGATAAAGAAGAGAAAAATATACATGAAAAGATGTATGAAATTGCCACTGCAAAGTATAATCCTTTTGCTGTAGGTGGTTCAGAGAGTATTCATGATTTCTAAAGTTGTTAAATAGTAAGTAGTATAGAACTGGTTATCATCTGTGTTTGAATATTTCTATCATGAGATTCTGCGAAAAACCGTAATTGGTTTTGGTACGCTCTTTAATAACATACAGATAAAGCATCTCGACAGTAATGCTAAAGCTGTTAGTGTCATGAAAGTGCCACTTGCATACGGTCCTATCCAAAAGTTTTTGGCGAGGATAGAGCAAGCACCCGATTTAAAGAATGCACAGACTTTAACACTTCCCAGACTATCATTTGAATTTACTGGACTTAGTTACGATCCTACAAGAAAAGTAACTCAGACTCAAACTTTCTTAACTTCACCAACTGGTGAGAAAACTAAGGCAAAGAAAGTTTATATGCCAGTTCCATATAATATGACATTTGAACTCAATCTGATTGCCAAATTAAATGACGATGCATTACAGATTGTTGAACAAATATTACCATACTTCCAACCTTCTTATAACCTAACAATCAACCTATTATCTACTATTGGTGAGAAAAGAGACGTTCCAATAGTTTTAGATAATGTCACTTTTACTGATGACTATGAGGGAGATTTTTCAGAACGTAGAGCATTAATTTATACACTTACATTCACTGCAAAGACATATCTATTCGGGCCTATTCCTTCTGCATCTGGTGGACTTATTAAGAAAGCAACCATTGATTACAGTACAAGGAAAGGTAAGGACTTCAGAAGAGAAGTTCGTTACAGTGTTACACCACGTGCAGTTAAGGATTACACTGGCGATGGCATAACATATCTTGCAGAAAATCTTGATGCCAAAGAAACTCTTATTACAGTCGGAGATGCTTCTGGTTTAGCAGTTGACAATAGAATTTACGTTGATACAGAGACTATTAAGATTAAGGAGATTGATGGCAATAATCTTGTCGTTCTTCGTGGAGAAGATGGAACTTCAGCAGCAGAACATGTTGAAGGTTCCACTATAGATCTTATTGACACTGCTGATAATGCTCTCATTGAGATTGGTGATGATTTCGGATTCAATGAGACTACTTCATTCTATCAAGACTTCAAGCAGTATAGTCCATCTCAGAATAAGGATGTTTAATTATGGCAGACTTTACCGAATTGGAAAAAACGTTTGATGTTGCAAGTGAAGTTGTAGCAGACGTTAAGAAGGTTGGTATCCAAAAACCACCCGTAGATAGGGACAAAACGGATATCAGAAATGACTACGAATACACAAGAGGCAATTTATACTCTATCATTGAGAAAGGACAAGAAGCAATTAATGGAATTCTTGAACTTGCTCAAGAGAGCGAAATGCCAAGAGCATACGAAGTTGCTGGACAATTAGTTAAATCAGTTTCAGATGCCACAGACAAATTGATGGATCTGCAAAAGAAACTTAAAGATGTAGAAGAAGAAACTGTACAAAAAGGGCCCAATACAGTTAACAATTCACTCTTTGTTGGTTCTACTGCTGATTTGGCAAAGATGTTAAAAGAAGCAACTAAGGCCCAAAATAAATAACAATATGGTAAACAAAACTCCTATTGCTAATCTACCGTCAATAGACGAGTTTATTGTCGAGCCTGCATTACCGTCGGTAGAAGAATTTCTAGAAAAAGAAGAAGTTGTAGAAGAAGTTCAAACCATTGAGGATGCTGATGGCAATTCCTTTCTGGAAGTAGAGGATGTTATCAAAGCACCTGAGTGGGGTGAGTTGGTAAGAATGGTTAATGATGTCCGTAATGATATTCCAGAGATACCAGAAATTAAAGATTATGCACCAGAATTAGAAGAGTTATCTGCTAGTATTCAACAGGTAAAAGATGAGATACCAGTAGTACCTGAAATTAGATATTATGAAAATGAATTAGAAGCATTAAAAGAATCAATTGATAAAGTTGAAAACTCTATACCAACTTTACCTAATTGGATTCATAAAGTTACAGAAGTACCTGATTTTGCTTGGGTTGGAAAAGGATTCAATGTTATTGATGAAGACTTTAGAGGAGTTAGGGATACAATATCAACTTTAGCTGCAAGGGTAACTACTGAGTTAGAAAAGATACATGAAGAAGGTGATACTAAATCATTTGAAACAAAAACTGATTTTAAAACTATTCATGAAAGAGTTGATGTTGTAAGAAAAGATATCTTTAAAGAACTCAGAGAACAATCTACTGTTATATGGAATCTTCAGAAGAAACTAAAGAGTAATCAGAAAGAATTTGAGATAACTTTTAATGAAAAGGTAGGTGAAAGATTTGATGCTTTTAGTGAAGTAACAAAGAAAA